CTTTTGGCACCAGCCTTTCATCAAGGTCTTTATTCATTTTACCTTTTAAAAAGCTATTTTGAATTTTAGGCATATATTAACTTTTTATATGTTTACTTTTTCCTCTTATTACTTGAGATATTTCCTCAATATTTATTTTAGATAATCTTAATTTAGCATTTCTTAAAGCAGCTCTTCTTTCTTTCTTAAACCTTTGTATCGTGTATTCAGGTATGTTAGCTCTACTTGAAAGTATTCCGTGAAGCATATGCATGTATAATGCAGTTTCTGCCATTTTAGGAATTTTAGTATCTTGATCATAAGCTAAGCCATCAGAAATATATTCTATAGTTATTAGTTTCTTATGAAGAACACTACTAAATGATAATTTTCCTTTACGATCATCTATAGTAAACCATCCATTTCTTTGCGCATATTCAGGTAGTAAACCATATCTTTGACCTAATAATCTAACATCCCAATATCTATACCAGTTGTTACCTAACCCCATTGGATCTAAAATAGGTTCAATAGTAAAATCTTTTCTTTGACTATCCCATCTTTCTTCTGTCAGAGAAGTGCCTTCTAAGTTATCTCCCCAATGATCTTGAATAGGCACTCCTTCCGGTGTACCGTCTTGTATAGGTGTTTCATAAGGATTGATAGTAAGATCAGTAGGATATATAATATGTTTAACTCCAGCCATATCTATCCAAGATAATTCTACATAATTTACATAGTCTTGCGGTATTATGACAGATAAACTATCTGGTACAGTAACTTCTTGAGATTTAATACTTCGTAAAGTATCAAACGAAAACTCTTGTAATCCTCTTTTAGCATGAAAAATAACATCACCTCTGGGCGCCTGAGAGATTATTTTGTCCTTACCTATATACATCATCATGAAGTTGTTTATAACGTCCTCTAATGTAACATATTGATATCCTCCGTAGTTATTCCACAACGCCTCTTGTTTTAACTGTATACCAATATAACCTACAGGTATAGGACCTGGCGCAGCAATAAGTGTATTACCTTCCATAGTATAACCACCTATGTATTCTGTCCATGTACTACCTACTCCTTCGAAAGGACCTATAGCGGTTGGAGATGTATATACTTTAAAGTTATTTAGAGCATAATCAGGATTAGCTGGATCATAACTATTAAAAGCCCCTAGCTTTAAAACAGTATCAAAGTCAAAATAAAATTCTTCTGATGGTAAACCAGCTGACTGAAGTATTTGTTGACCTGCGTAATATTGAGCATTAGTTTCTTGTATTAATCCCATAACTTATTAAGATTTTTCGTTTACTTGTTCCTGGTTTATCATTTGGGCAGCATTTTGTACTATTTGTGGATCTCTAATAACTACACCTGCATACATTAATATCTGCATGACAATATTGGTTTGTTCTTCTGGATGAAGTTCAAAATCAACAGTAGTTAAAGGATCGTTAGTGTAAGCTCCTGCTCCTGGTTGGCCAGCTGCTATAACATTATAACCCCATATTGGAGCGTTAGGTTTTCTAATACAAATAGCGCGTATAGAATTTAAATTAAAAGTATTTGGATTAGGTCCATACAAGTTAATTCGTGTTGCGTTACCAGTAAAACCTGCTTGTTGCGTATAAATAGGATGAATAGCTGTGGGTCTCGTGTAATTAGAATTATTCCGAAGAATTGCTTCTCCTGGATCTACACGTTCTATTAGGTAAGATCTACCTGTAGTTTCGTTTTGAAAATATAAATCTCCAATAAAGTATATACTACTTGGAGTCGTCCAGTAACCTGTAGCTGGAAATAAGTTTATAAAATTTAATGCAATATCGTCTTTAAATAGAGACATCTTTTCGTCAAGATTGTCTAATCTGTTTCCATACTCACTATTATTTTGTGGAACACGGAACTGCTGGTTAAAGTCTTCAAAATATTTTTCAAATATTTCTAATTGAACTTGTTGACTTAATTTATTAAACTCAGGTGGTGTGATATATCCTCTTTGTTCTTTATTTAAAATCAACAGTACTGTTTTATATACATCATCTATACTTACTGCCATTGTAATATTTTTATATTAAAAAAGGCGGCGAATGTGCCGCCTTAATTATAATCACTTGTTATTTGAGTTTTTTCTCTATTGTTTTATAGACTTCTACACCTTCGTCTGTTTTAAACCAAGCTGCTAAAGCTGAATAAGGATTTTCATCAAATGGTATAGTCATTAACTTTCTACCATTAGAACCCCATTTAAAAGTTCTTTGGTCTTGAGATAATTTAATAATACCTGCTTCTTGAGCTTTGATTCCAAAGTTTCTTAATTCAACATTTTCATCGTTTAACAATGTTAGAAATAAAACAGGGTTGCGTTTTGCGAACAAAATCACATCTCTTTTTATTTCTTTAGAACTCATTTTAGATACACTTGAACCTTCTTCTACTCTTAAAATAGCTTCCATGTGTTCAATATCTAAACTTCTTGCAGCAACTACTGCATCAATTTCTAAATCTAAGTCTTCTAAATCATCAGTTGCAATTTTTTGAATATTTACTTCAGCATATCTTTTTCCTAAATGAGGGTGATATAAAGATAAAAGCTTCTGTAGAGCTTGTTTACGAGCAGGTACCGTAAGTGTACCATCTTTAAATACAATATGTTCCATAGTACATGGACCTTGTTGCTCATCAACAAAAACTGACTGTTGATTTGTAGCATATCTAATTTCTCTTTGTATCCCTGATTCTTTATCAAACCATAAAAGAGGAAATCTAGTTGTATGTTTAGATGGAAGAGTGTAAGTTATAGGTGATTTACCATGTAATAAATAATAATTCCTATCTTTAATCTCCCAATTTGAGTTTTCTTCTGACATAATATAATATAATTAAAAAGTTAAAAAAGACCCCTAATTAAAGGGGTCTTAATAGTAATATTAAACTAATTTAATATCGTCAATCATAAACCTGTTATCAGGTGCCAAATAAGCGCCTGCTGTAAAAGCAGAAGCTATTTCTGGAATATGATATGGATCAGCAACAGCTGCTTCAATCAAATCGTTTAAGTTTGCAGTAATACCATCCTCAGTGATTGGATCACCATCAGCGTCAGGTCCAAGTTCAACCTGAATACTAGTATTACCAGCAGGATCAGTAATAGCTATATCTACTGTTACTATTCCAGCGGCTTCTCCATAGTTGTCTAAAATAACTGGAACATCCATATCTACAATCAAAGGAGTTGTAGAAGCATCAACAATAGATCCTGTTTGTGTTGTGTCAAATTTTATAAGTGCCATAACTTTATATTTTTTAAATGTTAATAATTATTAAGCCGTAAATAATACGAAGTTATTAGCTGCTTGAACACATAGACATCTTTCAGAAAGATAGTGAACTTGCATTGCATCTAAAGAAGATGTGTAAGCTCCACCAACAGAACCAGTGATCCAAGATTTCATTCTTCTATCATCAGTTTCTGAAGCTCTATATCTTACGTGTAAGAAAGGTCTTCTGATGTTTTGACCAAGCATTTGATCATATACAGTTGAAGTACCAGCTGGAACCATAACACCTTTGATGTTATCAACCATTCCTCTAGTAGAAGCATCGTTTAAGTATTTCCAATCAGTTTTGTAGAAGTCATAAGAACCTCTTCTAAACCCAGAAAATCCAAAGTTTAATGCCATTTCCTCTGCATTGTCAAATAGACCGTAAGAAGCTGAAGCAACTGAAGAATAACCTCCACCAGCTTGAGCACCGATCATATCGTCAAAATCAAGAGCAGTAGCTCTATCTAAGAAAAGCATGTTTTCTTCAATAGCACCTTGCTTATCTAATTGCTGTAGGATTTGATCGAAATCACCTAATGCACCAGCTCCAGGAGCAGCAGCACCAGCAAATCCAGCATAAACATTACCTCTTTGTTCAATAGCATCGAACATACCTTGAGTACCTCCGCCACCTTGAGCAAGAGCAGCTGAAGCTGCAGCAGCAAGTTCACCTTCAACAACAGCCATTTCCAAGTAATCTTCATATCTCAAACGAGTTTCAGATTCGGCTTTCATGTACCATAAGAAACCAGTACCTCCGTCTTCAGTTGAAACCTCAACCCAACCAATTTGAGCTGTGTCAGAACCGTTAACTTCATACTGATCTTTAATGATCATTGGTTTGTTATTGAACTGTGTAAAGTTTGGAGTAACTCCACCGCCCATGCCTTCAGTGCCTTTGGCAAAATCTGAACCATAAACGAATAGTCTTAAACCACCTGTACCTAAAGCAATTCCTTCAGCCGCCATACCACTATAAAGAGCTACTTGAATTTCATCTGCACCTACAGGAGTTGGAGCAGGATTAGTTGGATCATAAGCATAACCTGTTTGAGTAACAATACCTTTTAAAGTAATGCCTGAAGCAGGATCATAAATAACCACAGTTTGGTTAATTCTAATTACGTTTTCTCCAGCAGGAGCATTTAACGCAATTAAGCCATCAGTAGCATTGTCTTGAGCAGCTGCATCATAAGCAATGTGTAATCTATTTTGTTCAGACCAGATTACTTGATCTGAGGTCATTGGCATTTCTGCCCCGACCATTCTTAAGAAACCAGAGATGGTTCTGTTACCAAATCTCTCTACTTCTTGTTCGTATAATTCAGGTAAATATTGTTGTGCAAAATCAGCGAAATTTGCTCCAGCAGCGTCAGTCCACTGAAGATAATTAGTTGATAATGCTACCTGCTCGGAATAAGGTTGCAATCCCGCATGCATACTAGTAAAACTCATGTTTTAAATTTTAGTTATCGTTTTCTTTTTATTTTCAACTTAGAACTATCTATACCAGTTACTGCTTTAATTTTCATTCCACCTAACGTTAAATCTTCTTCTCTACCCGAAGGCCTAGCTTCTTTATTTATGTTTTTGGAACTAGCTATAACATTCTTAGTTGCATCGGTTACACCTTGGTCGTAAAAATGTTTAGCAATTGTATCAATATTTCTGGCAGCATAAATAGCTTTGTGATATCCATCGTAATCGTTAACAGTACCATCTTCGTTTAAGAACGTCTTAACAAAATCTTGTATGTCTGATTGCTTGTTGGCAACTTCTGAGGGATTACCTATTTGATACTTAAACTTCTTTTCACCTATATTAAAATCAAAACCTTTGAATTCATTGAAATATTTGTTAGTATCTTTTTTAAAATCCTCATGTTGTTTTTGAGCTATCTGTTGTCTATCGTTGTATCTATTGAAAAAATCCATAGCTTTTTGTTGTTCCTGAGTAGTACCTGGTCTCAACTTGATCTCATCGTAGTACTTACTTTTTGTTTCCTCTAAAAAGTTTTTGGCTTTTGCAATTTCTTCTTTCATCGCAAGTTTTTTCCTGCGAACAGTTTTTTCATCATCGTAATCCTCGTCATAACCAAATCGATCTTCTAGTTGAAGTTCAATTTCGTCTTTTTCTAAATAAGGTTTACTTTGTTTGTAATATTCTTTTAATAATATAGTATCATCTACTGTACTATAATCAGCATTCAATCTAACATAGTCTTCTACTGTACCACCTGTATCTTTCATAAAGTCAACTAACTTTTCTAAGTTTTCTGGTACTTCATATTTTTGCTGATTTTTTAAGTTTTCTTCTACGCTTTTAGCGTCAATATTTTTATTAGCGTTTATAACCGTTACTTCTTCTTTCTCTTCGGTAAGCTTTTCAGGCTCTTTGTGTGTCGATCCCATTTCTTGCAATCCCACTTCGACCTTTTCCCTTGTCTCCTTGCTTTGCTCAGTAGACTGTAACACTTCTTTCTTTGATTCTTGCTCTTGAACGGCATTTTCTTCTTTTTTGTTTAAATCAATTTTAGCCGGTTCTTTGCTAGTACTAGCTAACTTCTTAGGTTTAGGTTTATTTTTGATTTTAAGAGACTCAACCTTAGTGTCTACTACAGGTTCTTCTCTCACTGGTGCTTTTTCTTCCATGATATGATATTATATAATTATTGCATGTTCATTTGTTGAACATTACCCTCGTTTCCCGCTAATACGTCATTTTCATCTGCGACTTCAAAATTAATGGGTAAAGAGTTGTTTCTTCTTTGTTCTATTAGTTGACTTTGTTGACTAGCTTGCATTTGAGTTCTTTTATCTTTTCTGTTTTCAATATCAGCTTCCTTTTGTTGCATTTGTTGAATTTCCATAGCTTTTAATTGCTTGTCAAACTCAAATTGCATAGTCATTAATTGTTTTTTAATCTCTCCTTCTGTTTGTAGTTTTTGAAGATCAAATTGACTTTTACCTTGTTCTATTTGTAGTTCTGTTTGAGCTAAAGCTTGTTTCTTTTGTACTTCTGCCATAGCTGCTTGTTCAGCTGCTTTTGCATTAGCTTGAGCTTGAGCTTCCATCATTTGTTGTTGACGTTTTTGATCTTCTTCAGCTTTTTGTTTTTGTCTAAGTTTAAGTAATTGATTTGCTAAAGTTAAATTATGTACATCTCTTATGTCTATAGCATCAGACAAAGTTATAGTTTGTTGCTGTAAAGCCATTTGAATGTTTTGTTCTAATAATGCTTTGTCTTCTTCATCTGGTTCTAGTTCGAGATATAAACCAAAATCACAATTGTGAATATTTTCAATTTCTGCTAAAGTCTCAACATTGTATAAACTTATACTACTTATTAAAGATTCTTTTAATAAATCAAATTGAATACTATCAGCAACTCTTAAACAAATGTTTTCACAAGCTCTAAGAGTTAAAAATAAACTAGCTTGTAGAATATGTCTTGTAGCCACATTGGACTGTGCAGCGGCTAATTTTTGTAAACCAACTAAAGCATCTTTGTCAGGCATTGTGCCATCTCTAGCTTCGTTTAGACCGGTCACATCTCTTATCATTTTTAAGTAATACTCATACGTTTGAATAAGAGCTTGAATTTTTTGTAACCCGCTTGAGCTGTTTAATTCTTGAATAGGAACTTTGCCATGGTTTAAATCTCCATCTTGCGTCATAGATCTACCAACAATAGATCCAGTTTGAAAATACATGTTTAAAGCTTCTGCGGGATTGTAATTAGTTCCATTACCTAAATCTACTTCTGCTAAACCATCTACATCTACAAACACTCCATCTGGCACAGTTCTAGATAATACTTGTTGTAATTTCAACGATGTCAACTGTATCATATCAGCAAATCCCATCATCCTATGAACTAAAGATTCTATTCTTCCTTTATATAAGTTAGGAGCGCAAATCTGATAGTTCATTTTAACTTTACAAGTATTAGAAAATGGTCGAGTCATATTTTCAGCAACTTCCCATCTTAATAAAATTGGGTGACCGAGGATTTTTACACCATGATATAATACTTCAATTGATCTACTTACTCTTTTGAAGTTATCATTTGGTGGTGGATTAAAATCTGAAGGTTTTTCAATTGTTTTTTCTAATCCGTTGTCTGTGTTTTTTACTTTAAATACTTGATCTGCATAAGTTTTATATTCAAAATAAAGTACTTGAACTGTGTTGTTATTGTTTTGTCCTTCCCAATTCCTTACATAATTTGTAGTTCCAGGAAATTTTTGTATTTCTTCTAATTCCTCTAAACTTATATCTGGAAACTCTTTTCTAAGCTCTGGTAAAGATAAATTTTTTACTTCCCCTACATAATAAATATCTTCAAAATTAGGATCTTCTGTATATGACCATACTAAACAAGCGGGATCAACGTAATCTACTGTAATTCCTTCAGACTTATTCCAATTTGTTTTTACTGCACCTATCCCTAAAGTTACTAAATCTCTATTAAATCTTCTTTTAGTTAATTCGAACTTATTTTTAGATAATGTATTAGAAATTAATTCCTCTTCCGCAAGCTCTATAGATTGTTTATAATCTAACTGCATGTGTATTTCTAACTCTTGCTCACTTTCAGGAACGTTTTCCATTCGTTGTGTCTCAGAAACATTTAATCCTAAAGAAGCTTCCACATTTTGAAGGTATTCTCTAGTTTTAATATCTTTATGTATCCTTGTAGCGTAATCGGTTCTTTTCTTTCTTGATGCTGGATCTTGTGCAAATGCTTTAATGTCATATATTTTATCTGACATTCCGTTTACCACTATATCCACAAACTTAGGTATAACTGGTACAATTGACCAATCTAAGTTTAAATATGATAAATCCCCATTAATAGATAGTTCGTCTTTGTATTTTTGAATAGGTTGCTCTCCTCTAGCATATAACCTTCTTCTGTGAAACATATTCCAATTAAATGAATATTTAGTTCCCCCTACTCCTTGACGAAACCATTCTCCTTCTATGGCTTGTGCAACCTGCAATCCATATTCTGTAGTCATCTTCACTTCTTGAGGAACTACTTGATCGGGAAAAGAACTTCTTGTGTTTGTATAAATCATTTATTAATTATATTTTCTGTGTACTATCTTTGATATTGAATCAGAATTATCATAAGTTTTAATTCCTAAATCTATTTTTTTAGTTGTTCTACTTGCTATAGGTTTATATTTGTTTCTATTACAAGCCATAATAGCTAAACCAGAACTAATAGAAGCATCATGCTTTGTTCTATTGTGAATATTAAATTTTGCCCAATCCTCTAATGTTTCTTGAAAATACATTTCTCCACATATTCCATTGTCGTCATATCCTACATAATTTTCTATATAAGATTCTATTGATGCAGCATGAGCTTGTTTAATATCTTCACTTGAATTTGGAATACCTCCTAACTCTCTTTCTGTAACTGACAATTTACTCCAAATTCTATCTGGTCTATTAATAGAAAAATTCCTATATCCTCTTTTTCGTAAATAGTATAATAATCTAGGTTTGTTATTTTCTGCTAGTATTGGCATTCCATAAAATACTAAAGACATTAATACATCTTCAAAAAATATTTCTGCTGTTGGAGGTCGAGATATATATTGTAAAAAAAACTTATTTACAGGTCCATCTTCCATATGAAACTTCGTTAATCCGTGTAATGACCCTTTGGATCCTCTCCCATCAACAGTTCCACTTATATCGTAACTATCACAACCAAAAGCACCTATATGATCATTACCAGGGTACTTTAAATTATTTTTAACTAATACTTGATTTTGTAAATCTCTAGGTGGAACCCATGAGATTTTAAACCTACCATTTTTATTAGGAACAAATATAACTTGAGTATCTTTAACACCATCTAACCATTGGAAACTTCCTTGTGTTACTTGAGCACTGTTATTAATATCTTCATTATAATCTACTTGTTCATATATTTTAATTAAATTAAATAAAGATTCTTTTGTTTCATCTCGAAACGCATGTTTTTCTGTTCGTGGAAACTGTCTATAGTATTCATTTAAAGCGTCTTGGTCATTTTTTAATCCTTCAACTTCATTGTCCCAATGTTCTATTACACCTATTTGAATATAATTACCATCTATGCCTTTTATAGGTGTTGATGGAGTGTCAAAAACAGGATAACCATACTGATCAATAAATCCTTCATAATTCCACTCCATAGGTATGAACAACGAATACAAACCTTCTTTAGTTTGACCATTTCTATTTCTTTGTAAACAATCAGATCCTGCGTAGATATCTTTAAAGTTTTGTCCTCCTTTATCTAAAGCATTAGAAGTAGAACCCATCATACATTTACCTATAATTCTACTACCTAGTCTTAAACATGTCTTGGTTACTTTCCAATTGTTTTTGATATTATCAGGTCTTTCCCATTTACCACTTTCATCGTGAGCTAAGAGTTTTAGTTTTTCACCATCGTAACTATTGTCTCCAGTATTTTTCCAATCTATAGTAGTATCTAATCCTTCTAATTCTCTAAGTTCTTCATTGATCTCCAACTTTCTACGTGTAAGTTTAGATGCCGGAACTCTATATGCCAGTTCGGTTTTAGGGCGATCCATACCATCTTGGATTGGTTTGAAGAAAAACGGATAGTTAACCGAGATTGGTACAACTTTATCTGTGAACATTTTTTTAGCATCTGCACCAGTCTTAGATAAAATCCCGTATCTACTATCGGATGATATGGTTGCTTGATTAACCAGTTCAGCTGATGACATAAATGAAAATCCTGACCGTCTGTTTTTAAGATAGCACATTCCATAGGATCTAGTGTCGGCTTTACAAGCTTCCCAGAAGATAAAGAATAATCTATTTGCTTCTCTATAATCTGGTGCTCCAATATCAATTTTTGACCATTGCAAGTACATGTAGTGAGTACCAGTAATGTAAGTAGGCAAACCGTTATTATAAAACCAAAACCCTTCATCTCTTCTTTTAAATTCTTCATCTATATAATCCCACCATTCTTCTCTAAAATCTTGTGGATATTTCTCCCAATCAAATCTACTTTTAATTTTTTTTAATTGCTTTGGATATTCAAATTGCTCCCAGTATTGTTTTTCTTTTTCTTCATCTCGTTTATACGGGTTGTCAACTGCTGGTAAAGCAATGCGGAGATTTTGTATTTCAATGATTTGTCCAATTTTCCCAGTTTTACTTATACAAATAAAATCATATTCAGGGTTATATCCATAATCCCATTTCTTTAAACGATTTTGTTTTTTTAGAATTTTAGGATTTACAACATCTTTAATTTCTTTCCATAAAGTTTGTTGATACTTCATTTACTCCTCCCTTCTGGAAATCCTTTAAAACTTTTTTTAGGTTTTTCTTCTTTGGGTTTGTTATTTAATAAATCTTCTTCTTCTTGAATTCTTTGAAGAATTTCAAAAGCATCAAATATAGCTAATTTCTTTGTTGCAGCTGCATTCTTTAGTCGGTCCGCAGATACATCTTCCCCTGTGTCCACAATTTCCTCCTTGGCAACTTTTATCAACTCCCTCACCGCCTCGTGTCCAGCTTGGATTATAAATCTCTTCGTTTCCTCTGTTTTCATGTTTAATAACAATATCTTTTGATTTCATACAATATAATAGTTGATCATTTAAAATAAATTCAAATTCTCTATCAGGTTTAAAAGAAACTACGTCTTCTTTATTTATTCCTTTTTCATTTAATAACCTGTTGTCGTATTTTATTATTCCTTTTTGATCTTGATCTTTTAATGGAGCTACGAAACATCTATCTAAAAAACTTTTCCATTCATGTCCATTATGATATAAGTAAACTTGATCTATTCCCGCAAAATACATTTCATCTTTAAAATATCCCCTACTATTTCTTTCTTTGCCTTTTACATCGTACCACCTTCTAAATACATTATGGTGAAGGCAAACTATATCTCCAGCTTTTATATCACTATTTAATATTAGTGGAGTAGAAATTACTTTTCCTAATTTACTTACAGATTTAAAGTTTTCAATATTAGCATTTATTATAACTTCTACTTCACCTATTTTTTTAGTATTTTGATATCGTTCACTTAAAGGGGTTACTAAAAAATCATATGTACTATTCACTATACTCTAAATCAAATTCTACTGCAATAGCCATATTATTATTAAACTTTTTCCAAGGTAATACTTCATTATTTTTAGTTATATAAATCATGTATTCTCCTTGTTCAGGTTCTAGTATATCACAAATAGTATGACCTCCATAAACAGACTGACCTACAGAGTAATGCATTGCTTCGTTTTTATAATCTGATCCAATGCTGATTTTTCTAATTTTATTCAGCATTTTCTAAAACTTTTAAGTTTGGAGTTTTACCTTGTTTTAAGTTTTCTATATCTTCTTTAGACAACTTAGTGAATTCTCCTGTTTGCATGTCTATATTGATAGCTCCATATTCATTTTCTAACTCATGCTTAGTAGCTTCAATTTGTTTATTCTTTTCAACTATTTCATGCAATAAACTATGCTTTCTTGTTTCTAGTAATCCTATTGAAGTTACTAAAGATTCTAATTCTTTTTGTTGAGTTTGAATAGTATTTAATTGTTCTTCTTTAATTTTGTTCATTTTATTTTATTTAATTTTTATTCTTCATCCCAAACTGACCATTCAGGAGTTTGCACTATAGCTCTCATTTCATTATAATTAAAAACGCCTAACGGAGTAATTGATCCATCTTGTATAAAACTAGGTAATGTATCCCACTTAAGCCAAAACTCAGTTCCAGCTATATTTTTTCTTACAGTATCTGCATTATCCTCTCCTACTTGCGAGTAATCCACTAAATTTATATCGGTTATATTAATAATAGCGTATTGTAAATATATTTTTTTCATCGTATTACATTAAGGAACATTAGAAACGATATCATTAGCAGCCATGTTTTGCATAGTTCCATTATTTAACCCCGTTCCATGATCAATTAAAGTAGGATAAGTATCTCCATCTCCGTTTCTATACCAGTTAACTGGAGAAACTGCTACAATAAGAGGATCATTAAGATTTTGAGGAGTTCCTCCACTGTATAATAAATTATTATCTGTACCTGTTAGTATGTAATCAAAATATGCGGGTTCATCCACATATCCAGTATAATAATAATTAGAACTATTATATCCCTGTGCTAAAGTAAAGTTTCCTCCTGCGAAAACAGGAAAAGTAAACGTAGCTTCAGGTGTTATACTACCATCTACATAAGCTTTAACTTCTTTAGTTGTATGATTATAAGTAAATAATACAAAATGCCAATTACCATCGTTTAACTTAGTAGTACCAAAAGTATTCCATACTCTTACCTTTGTATCATCTGGAGCAACAGCAGTACTTCCTAGTCTACCAAATGTATAAAAATCTCCTCCTGATCCTCTTCCGCCATACGGGCATTGACTTTCCGTATTCGCATATATTTCAGTAGTATTCATCCAGTAACATATACTAGCATCATTTGTTCCTGTACTTACACCAGTAAATACTCTTTCATCTGGACCTTCGAAATATAAAGATTTTGTATTAACAAAACCAGGTGCAGGAGTAGATCCTTTTTGACCTGGTAAGTTAGATATTGCAGGTATAGTTGATTTATTACCTATTAACATTAGAATAAAGCTAATACATCTGTTAAGTCAGCTGGTCCAGCAACAACACTTAGTACTGATACTGGTAAAAAACTTCCTGCTTTAACACCTTTGTATTCTACCTCTGTACCAGCCTCATTTATAACAGTAATGTCCATATCAGCTCCTACATAAAGCGCAGCACCTGGTCCTGGTGTTTGATGAGGTCCAGGATTTCCTACTAAACTAGTTGTATAAGTATAAGATGTTTTTTCATTCCAATATGGTACTGTATCAAAATTGTTTGGCATTGGAGTTATAGGATCTCCAAATTCCCACGTAGTACAACCTACAGTAGATACCTCTATAGTACAATCATCACTTGATCCACCACCAACTAAAGTTAGTATGTCTCCTGCTTCGTAAAATTCACCAGCATTTATTATAGTAAAAGTTTGAACTATACCTGGTCCGATTACTGTGTCTACTCTAATAGTCGCTCCACTACCATAAGTGGAATTTGTAGTTGTTTCATATGTTGCTAGAGCTACGTAGCCACCAACTCCACCGCTAGTTACTGTGCCTGTTAAAACACCACTAGTAGCTTTACATAAGTCATCCAATGCTATAGCATCATGTGCAAATACTCTTGGTTGTTTTAATGTTGTTCCAATTGTACTCATTGTTTATTTTTGTTTTTATTTATAAATACTTTTTCAGCTCCTCTAGAACCAAAGTAAGCTACATATACTGTAACTAATAATGTTTGTAATAAGTCGATCCACGCAGCTTTCATGTCAAATAACATATGTATAGAATCAAATATAATAAACAAAGTCATACATACTGTTAAGTAAATTAAAGTTAATGGTCTAGTGTTTTTGCTTAACCAAGAGTCTGATTGCATATCATACTGCCATCTTTCAGAAACACTATTCATTTCTGCCATATCTTGATCAATCATTTTTAAAGCTAAATCCTTATCTTGTGGACTCATCTTTTCATCTTGAGATATAAGATTTTTTACAACCCCATAAACTCCGTTATTAGGTAATATATCACCTATTGAATCTAAAATTTTAGGTGCTTTTTCTTTTAAAAAAATACCTACTTTAGTTTCTTTAAACTTTTTTCTTTTCTTCTTTTCTTTAGACATTACCCTCTTCTTACTCCACTAAAGTTTTGCAAAAAACGAACCTTTTTTCTATGTTTACCTTTTCCTTTTAAGTATTTAGATTTATAAGGATTTTTATTGGTTTTAACTTTGATAGGTTTGTATTTTACTTCTTCCTCTTCTACTTCAGTTGTTGGAGTAGGTTTGTTTCTTTTTAGACTAGGAAATTTTAATTTAAGTTTTCCTCCTTCTTCATTTCCTGAACCACCGCCCCATTTTTTTCTTGTGTCTGTCCATTCGCCTTTAAGATTGAATACTGCTTTAGTATTAGAAGGCAAAAAATCTTTAGGATTAGCATCAACTCCTTTTCTAATACGCTTTCTATCACTCCATCCTTTTGTTTCTGCTTTTTCAACTAAAGCTTTATATTTAGCCATTTCTTCTGCTTCTTTTCCCTCTGGATCTGTACCACCACCACCG